AGAGCTTATTCAACTTTATACTAAAGAAAACAAAAAAGATGTGTATGAGTTAGCTGAGCATTTTTCAAAAGGGTATAGAAGTGTTATTAGTAAACTTGTACAACTAAAAATCTATGAAAAACCTGTGATCGAAGATGATCAAAAATATCTTACAGTAAAAGTAATGCTAAGAGAGCTTGAAGATATTTTAGGCATTGAAGTAGATGGTACAAACTTAAACAAAAAAGAGAACTTAAGCCTCTTATTAGAAGCAATCAAGGGTAAACTTAATAAATGACGCAAGAACCTCATGAAGCATATATGAAACGTAGATTTCTTGAAGAAGAAATTGAAGAACAAAAGTCAAGACTCAAAGATCAAGCAACTGGACATATACATACTACTATCAATGTTTTAGAAGAAAGATATAAAGAGTTAACAGGAAAAGAGTATAAATCACCTAAAATTTATGAGTCACCTGATAAAGGTAAGACTGTTTATGAACGTGAATTTGGATCAAACGAACGAAAAATAGTAAAGCCTAAAAGTGCTTTTACTCAATATGGAAAAGATGAGCATGAGGTATTTTTAAATCAAGATGCTTTACGTGAGTTATTGGACGAGCAAGAAGGCTACTTTGAAGACGATCCACACCCAGATTTAAACTTTGATGACTTATTATTTGACGATGATGAGTTTCCTAATGAAGATGATTATTACACTGAGCCTGTTAAACATGCCTTTCATGAGCATGTCTATATAGATGAAATAAAAAACTACATTAAAAGCACGTATGAGCAACACTATGCACATGATGGAAGATTACAATCTACAGAAGTTATTATAGATCGTGGACGTGGACTTGAGTTTTGTTTAGGAAATATTGATAAATACTCTAATCGTTACGGATCAAAAGGTACAGTAGATGATTATCGTAAAGACTTAATGAAAATAGCTCACTATGCAATAATTGCACTTTACTGTCATGACAAAAAATATTCATAATTTAGAAACTTATTTCAAAGATCAGTGGGAAACTACTGAAACAGACTCACATGTCGTTAATTTGGTTAAAAAGTCTAATGCTATACTAGACGTAGGATGCGGATTTAATCAGTATAAAAAATATAATGAAAACTTAGTTGGAATTGACATAGTTAACAAAAACGCTGATCACATTTGCGATATAATTGATTATGAAAATAAAAATCAATTTGATTTAATTATATGTTTTGGGTCTTTACATTTTTATAACTATGATTGGATAAATTTAAGACTAAAAAAAGTTATCAATATGTTAACTAGTAATGCAACTATTTGTATGAAAGTAAATCCTGCAATACCTAATACTGATGGAAGTTACCTTCCGTGGTTTGAAAAATGGACGCCACCCCTTGTTGAACATTTTGCAGAATTGTATAATTTAGAAATAAAAAATATACGTGAAGGTTCACGTAACAGACTAAAATGGGATTATATAAAAAAATGAATTTATTTCCACTATTTGACCCGTCAACAGGGTTATATATTTTACTAACTTATGGGTTATTCGCTTTTGCAATGACTTATTGGTTTTCAAGAGGTTACAATGACTCAAAAACCTCATTCTTATTAGCTAGACGAGAATTAAACACTTTTCAAGGTAGTTTATCAGTAGCAGCAGCATGGCTTTGGGCACCTGGATTATTTATATCTGCTCAACAAGCTTATGTAAATGGTCTAGTAGGACTTTTTTGGTTCTGTTTAGGAAATTTTTTAACACTTGGAGCTTTTGCATATTTTGCAAAACGCATTAGATTAGATAAACCTGATGGTTTTACTTTTTCAGGATATCTAAAAGATAAGTTTTCAGGTAGATTACAAACTTTATTTGTTGTAGAAATGATGATCTTAGCTGTCTGCGCTTTTGCTATAAATCTTTTGGCAGGGTCAAAAACAGTAGCAACTTTAACTGGAATAGACTACACTTTATCAACTGTACTTATGGCATTAGTTGCTATTTTATACTCTTTTAGAACAGGTCTTAAAGCTACTGTTATTACAGAAATTATTAAAATATGTGTAGTATGGGCAGGCGCTTTAATACTAGTTCCTTGGGCTATTTCAGCTGCTGGTGGTTGGGAGATTGTTTTAGCAGGTCTTGGGGGACGTACTGGAGAAGGATCTGCTATATTTGGTACTTCTTTTGCTTGGGGAATTTTCACAGGATTTGGAATGGCAGCTTTTTTAGGACATTTAGGAGGTCCTTGGGGAGACAATTCTTTTTATCAAAGAGCTTTTGCCATTAAAACAGAGTCTATCATTCCTGCGTTTGTAATAGCGTCATTTGTATTTATAGTTGTACCAATAATGATGGGTATGTTAGGATTTGTTGCTGCAGGATCAGGATTAGATATACCAAATAATATGGTAGGAGTAACTAATGCTATTACTATAGGAACTTTTTTACCTCCTATAGCTGCTATATTTTTTGTATTTATGGTTTTTGCTGGGTTAGTAGCTATATTAGACTCTCAATTTGCTTCAGTAGCTAATATGACTGGTCATGATATTTTTAATCAGTTTAAAGGTGGTAGTGAAATAAGTTGGGCAAGATGGGGGATGCTTGCTCTAGCTTTTGCAGGTATACTTGTAGCTAATATTCCTGGTATGCAACTTGTATATTTATTTTTATTCTTTGCAGTGCTAAGAGCAGCTGTTTGGCTACCTTCAATGATATCTATACTAAAACCTTCATGGGTTACAGAATCAGGTATGTTTTGGGGTATCTTAATTCCTGCATCTATAGGTGAAGTGCTATTTGTACTTGGAAAGCTTGGATACACAGACACAGCATTTACAGGAACTCTAATAGCCATATTTGGCTCACCAATACTTACATTAGCGATATCAAATGTCAAAAAAATTAATAATATTAACAGGGCCGCAAGGATCGGGTAATCATCTTTGGTCTAAAATATTCGCTCTCCACCCAGAAGTTTTTGGGTGGAGAGATTTACTTAAAGAATACTGGATTCCTCACGCAGAAGAGCCTTTTGCTAAGTATTGGCAAGATCCTAAGTTATTAAAAGATTTTAATTGGAAACAAAGTAATTACTTTGTAACATCTATTTCATGCCCGTTTGTATATAATAAAGCTATTCACATTCCTAATTATAAAGATTTTTATTTTTACGCTAATAAATATGCAGATATAAAATATTGTATAATTAGTAGAGACATTAATATACTTAAGTTGCAACAGAAAAGAGTTAGAAATACAGTTACAGTAGACAACTTTAGTTTAAAAATAGTTGATGATAAAGATCATATTTTTTTAAGTACTGAATGTTTATATCAATATAATAAAGATTACTTAAAAACTCTCTCAAATCAATTAAGTTTTCCCATTGATTTTGCCTCAGATAAAATAAACAATATCTTAATTAAAAACCCAAATAAAAAATATATAAAACAAGCTAAACCTACTAAATTAGATGAATATGTAAAAAAAGTCAGTAATAAGAGTGAAAATCAACCTTAAAAAAGAATTTGATAATTTAGTTTTAAAAAAACCTGAAAATTTTGTAATTATATTTTTTCATCGTGGAATGGCTGGGTCTGTGCTTTTAAGAATACTTATTGCTCACAAAGAATTTCACCACTCTTTAAAAGATTTAGGGCAATCAGAGTATGATGATCCTTTAAAGTATCCAGATTCTATAGAGGGATTTTTTTATCAAAATCTTCATTATTTACCTTTTAAAGCGCAACATTTAGCTTGTGCCCACCTAGACTTTTATAACCCTTGGAACTCAGAAGAGGACTATCTTAGATATTTTAATCTTGTAAGAAAAAATAAAAAAATAGCTATCATGACACATAGATTTGATTTATACGAAAAATTTAAAAAATGTAAATGTCTATCTATAATAGCTACTCAACCTCTTAATAGAGATTTAATTTCTAAGGACATAATAAATCCAAAATTTTCTAGTGAAACTTTTACAGTAAACATTAATAATCTATTATCTAAAAATTATGATAAGTTTTTAGATGAATATATTAAAATAGTTAACGAATTTAATTTAACTCCCATAGTAAATTCAGTAAGATCATTTATCTTAATGTGGATAGAAAGACAAGAAAGATTTAATAAAAACCTTTCTTAATGCTTAATTTTCAGATATATTCTTTATATGAATTACAAAGAACTCAAACAACTAATCCAAAAACATAATAAATCATACTATGATTTATCTGCTTCACAAATTTCAGACGCAGAATATGATCAGTTGTATGATAAGCTTGAAGCTCTAGAAAAAGCTCAAGGATGGAGAGATCACGATTCGCCAACTAAACACGTTGGTGGTGCTCCAGGTAAAGTTACTCATCCACATAAACTATATTCACTTCGTAAAGTGTATGATATAGAAGAAGTAGATTCTTTTATGAGTGTCAAAGCTCCTAAAATTGATGGCGCTAATCTTTCTTTAATTTATCGTAGAGGTAAGTTAAAAATGGCTCTTACTCGTGGTAACGGAGAACAAGGCGAAGATGTAACTCATTTAGTAGAGTTCTTAAAAAATGCTCCAGCAAGGATAGACATAGGCGGATTTACAGAAGTTGTAATCAATGGTGAGTGTGTTACCGGAAATGATGTTGAAAACTATCGCAACTATGTAAGTGGTGCTCTTGGACTTAAAGATCCACTAGAGTTTGATAAAAGAAATATCAAATTTATAGCACATGATTGGTTAGGTACTACAATCAACTACACTACAAGAATGAAAGTTATCAAAAATGCAGGATTTGAAACAGTGCTTGATGAAAGTGCTTGGAAATATCCTCAAGATGGGGTAGTGTATAGAACAGATTCATGGGAGAAAGAACAACAACTAGGGTGGACTTCAAAGTATCCTAAATTTGCTATTGCATTAAAAGAGCGTGAGGTAAATACTGCTATAACAACTTTACAAGATATAATATGGACTATTGGCCGAACTGGTACAGTAAACCCAACAGGTGTTATTGATCCTGTAGTATTAGATGATGCTACACTTTCTCGTGTAACTCTTCATAATATAGGTATAGTTGAAGAACATAACTTAGGCTTAGGAGATTTGATTGAGATTGAGCGTGCAGGTGGAGTAATACCTAAGTTTCTAAGAGTAATTAAACACTCTGAACACGGTATTAAGATCACACAAAAACACGCTGAAGAAACCATTGGTATGAAGACAAAGAAAGATGGTCCTCGCCTATTGGTTAATGATAAAAGTAATATAAATACATCAAAAGTTTTAGAACATTTTATTAAAACTATTGATATTAAAGGATTAGGTCCTGCATCAGTTAAAAAGATGGGACTTACACATCCAGTAGATCTTTTTGAAGATCAAAACTGGAGCAAACTTGGCGCTAATGGCGTTAAAGTAGAAGCCGAGATAGAAAGAACAAAGACTAAACCTTATTCCTTAGTTCTTGCTTCCTTTGGTATTCATGGAGTTGGCAAACGTGCTTCCGATCTTATTGTGAAGCATATTCCGGCCTTCAGGAATCTAAGAGACATAGAAGTCACACAAATTAAAGGTATTGGTCCTTCGACAATAGAATCGATCATATCTTGGCTTGACGAAAACGAAGACTGGGTATATAATTTACCTCTTCAACTTGAGCAGAATGCAACAGTTGATGAAGTTATTGGTACTCCGTCTAGAAAAGTCTGTATTACAGGTAAACTTGACATGACTCGTAATCAGCTTGCAGATGAACTTGAAAATCACGGATTTAAAGTTTCATCTACAGTAACTAAAGATTGCTATGCTTTAATAACAGGGGGTGATACCACATCTTCTAAATATAAAAAAGCTCAAACTTTTGGGATAGCCATAGTTGACTATTGGTCAAGCAAAAAAGATGTGTTATCTGGTAATTTTTAAGAGATTTAAAAAGAACCAAGAAAGCAAAAACAGTCACTTTACGTTTGCTTTTAATAAAGTTTTTCTGTAATATCTATAAATAGTCAAGAGAAACAAGAAACTCTTGAGAACAATTCAAACAATAACGATCGAGGGGATCAATAAATGTCAAAATTTGAATACACCGATGAAATGGTTGCTCGTATGCATGATGTTGCATCTGCAGGAGTAACAGAAGAGTTAATCGAATCTCTAATGGAAGAGTTCGATTTTCCACGTAGATCTGTAACTGCAAAGCTTCGTAAGCTTGGTTACGATGTACCTAAAAAGCCTGGAGCAGCTCCTGTCTTTACACAAGAAGAGACAGACTCTCTAGCCGCATTCCTGAATTCAAACTCAGGTAACTTGACTGCAGAAGAAATTGCTGAACAGTTCGCTGATGGTAAATTTACAGCACGTCAAATTAATGGTAAAGCACTTTCTCTGGAAATGACATCTCATGTCAAACCAGCAGAAAAGAAAGTGACTCCACGTACTTACTCTGAAGAAGAGGAAGCAACAATTACCTCAATGGTAAATGACGGCAAATTCTTAGAAGAGATTGCAGATGCAATGAGTCGTTCAGTCAACTCAATTCGTGGTAAGCTACTTTCAATGGGTCTTAAAGCACCTCAACGTGACAAGAAAGACGCAAAAGCTGATCCATATGCAGGCATTGAAGATATGCTTGATCAAACTGTTGAAGAGATTGCAGAATCTTTTGATAAAACAGTTCGTGGTGTTAAGACAGTTCTTACTCGTCGTGGTCTGTCATGTGCAGATTATACACCAAAAGCTTCTGGTGAGTAATCACCCTTCAAGCTGAAACTAAGGGGTGAGTAACATCACCCCTTTTTTTTATAGGTAAAAATGACAAAAAAATATATATTAGAAGATATACCAGATGAAGTTCTTGATCAGATACTGTCATTACAACCTAAATCTAAAAGTCATTACTTTTCTAAACTAGCTAAAGAATTTTACCCAAATCTAAAAGATGAATCTGAAGAATATGTAGAACTTATTGAGTCTTATGTAAGTTCTTTTTATGTAGAAAAAATGTATAGAACAAATCGATTTTTCAATGAACGCTTTACTCCAGTCTATACAGATACAGGATTAATAAGAAATATCATAGCAGATTTATTCTATACAGATGATGACCTAATAACTCATTAACCCCACCCTAATTTAATAATTAATTTGCGTAAATATCTTTTTTATGTTACTATACATAAAATATAGGAGTAGTTTATGTCAAAACAGCAAGAAATTTCTGAAACAAAAATTAGACAAGCAATATGGATGATTAAAGCAAAAAAGACTAAAAAGTCTATTTGTGAACACATTGGTATTGCTTACAATACTAAACGTCTTGATACAATTATTAAAGATTTTCACGAAAAACAAGAGCGCGAGGCACAACTAAAAAAAGCCGCAAGAGCAAAAAAGTTTACATCTGAAGAGAAAAAAGCTATAGCAGCAGACTATCAAAACGGAGATTCCCAGTCAGCCATAGCAAAACGTTATTACATATCTCCTCAAAGGGTTAAAAACATATTAATCGAGATGAATGTCCCTATCCGAGGAAGAGGTAAAAATGCTGCAGCTAAAGTTGATCATGTTATTCAAGATTTAGAAGTACGGTTTGCTAAAGGAGATAAAGTATTTTTAGCAGAAGAAAACTGTTTTGCAGAAGTACGAGAAGCCTATGACGAAGATTATATTGAGCAAATCGAAAACGGTAGACAAAAATATATAGAACTACATCCTTTTAATCCTGACCCTAAAACAGGTTTAGCAGGGTTGTATACAGAACCTCAGCAAGGAGTTCACTACGAGTTGTATTGGTTAATCGAAGGTGAAGAAAATCCTAAATGGAAACTAAATGCGTTCTTGCATCATCGTAATCAAATTAGTAAAATAATAGAAGATACTGGTAGAGAGTCTTATTTAATATATAAAACAAATGATTACGGAGGTTATAAATTTGTAACCCGTGATCAACTATTTCCTGTAAAGAGCACTTAATGGCAATTGACTTACAAAAACTTACTTTGCGTAGATTATTAGATACGCAAAGTAATGATCTATACTCCAAATTACTTGGTCAATATTTTACTGGTATTAACTCAGTAGTATATGACAAAGTAAAATCATTTTATAAAGCTAATACAAGACTTCCCTCAACGGATGAGATACTTGCTTTACGCAAAGATATTGGTTTACAAGAGTATATTGAAAATCAAATATGTGACGAAGAAAACGTTAATGATTTGATTCAAGATGAGTTTTTAATAGCACAATTACAAGATTTTTATATTCGTGATGAAACTATAGATTTTATGGATAAATTTGTAGATCAACTTGAAGATTTAGAAAAAGTAGAAATAGTTGATAAATTTCAAAATCACTTACTTAAATTAAATCAAGCTATACCACATGATGATGAACTTTATGATATAGCTGAATTAGACTTTTTCCCAAGCGAAGAAGATTTCAAGATATATCCTTCTGGGCTATCTTCAGAATTTGATGCTATAAATGGTGGTTTTGCCACACAAGAACTAGTAATGTTAGGCGGTAGACGTGGGTCTGGTAAGTCTATTATTTCATTAAACTTAGCACTGAACCGTTTTTTACAAGGCAACACAGTAGCGTTTTTTACTATTGAGATGAGGTATAAAGAAGTTTATGATAGAGTGTTATCAATTATATCTGGTGTTCCGTTTTTAGATATATTTAGAAATCAGTTATCTGATACACAAAAGATTACTATGGCTAAAGCTAAATTTAAAAACTTCTACAAATCTTCTGACAAAATTGAAGGACTAATAAAAGAACTTGAATATACTAAAGATTTTAAAAACTTTGAAAAGCGTGTAAAAATAGAGCAACCTGAATTAAAAGATCATAGACTTTTTATGATAGACGATGAGTCTTTAACCCTTAATAGGATTGATCATTATTGTAATATGTTCTCTTCTAAATATCCAAATTTTAATATGTCTGTTGTTGATTATGTAAATATTATTAAACATGAAAATCAAAAAGATTGGCAAACTCAAATAACTATCGCAGACAATTTAAAATCGCTTTCTAGAAAATATGATTTAACTATGATAACTCCTTATCAAATCGATGCTACAGGCGAAGCAAGATTTGCAAAAGGACTTCTTGATTCTGCTGATCGTAGTTTTAACTTCTTCCCTCCTGCTGAAGGAGAAGATAGAGAGCTAGAAAGTAAAATATCTATTCATACAACTAAAATGAGAAACGGTAAACACATGAGCTTTGATGTAATGATGGATTGGAGCTGTGTAAAAATTGACCCTAATCGATCAGCAACAATAAACGAAAAACCTCATAATGCTGTGAAATTTGGCACTAGTAAGCAAGAAACTGCAAAGGATCTATCATAATGGAGTTAGTAGAGCTTCTTAATCATAGAGGAATCGAATATGCAAAAACTAATAATCCTTCAGAAATACTAATATCCTGTACAAGCGGAGAGCATACTGATAAGTCTCCAAGTCTTTCTTATAATCTTGAAAAAAATATATTTCATTGTTGGAGTTGTGGTTTTAGCGGTGGTATTACTAAGTTTATGACTTCTATAGGAGAGACAACAAGACTTGACGTAGATAGTAAGCAGCCGTATAAAATTAAGAAGCTAAAAGACAAGATAAGAAATATTATTGAAGTAGATGAGATTAAACTACCCACAGAAAGACACCTTTATAGTGGAGAATTTAAGTCAATCGAGGGAAAAACACTAAAAGAATTTAATGCATTTACAACTTCCCAGTTTGGTTTAGAAGATTATATTTGCTTTCCTGTTCATCAATTTGGTAAACTAAAATTTATTGAAGGTAGATTGATGAAATCTATAGCTGGAAAGCCAAAATACTATAGGCGACCACAAAAAGCTACAGTAAATGATATACTATTTCCTTTAGATAGAGTAAATAATACAAATTACGTAATACTAGTTGAAGGTATATTTGATATGCTTAATATGTGGCAACTAGGATATAAAAATACCCTTTGCATATTTGGTGCTACTAATTTTGGTAGAAAAAAGTTAGAAATACTAGATAGAATCGGTGTTACAAGAGTTGACGTACTTATGGATCCAGATGCAGCAGGTCAAATGGCTGCTGTTAAAATAATGACAGCTCTTGATTCAAAAAATATTTCGTCAAGAAATGTAAAGTTACCAGTAGGCGTTGATCCTGGAGATTTAAACAAAAGACAAGCGGAGAGTTTTCTTAAATGATAAAAGTAAATAAGTGTGAAGAACAAGAAGATGGTTCTGCTATTCTTGAACTGGATTTAGATGAAGAAACTAGAAACAAACTATTAGCGTATGCTATTGTAGATTTACTTAAAAAAATGATTGAAAGGGAAGAAAATAGTGAGTGATGTATGTTTTGTATTCGCTAGCGGAGCAGAAAAAGAACCACAAAAAATAATTAATAAGTATTTAAAAGACACTGAGTATGATGTAAAATACTTACATTCAGGAAGTAAAGAAAAGATACTTAAAAAAGATATTGATTTAGACTTTGACGATCTTGAAGACTTTAAGATACTGGCTCTTATGGGGGCAGAACCTTTAAAGTATATTGCAGGCATGACAGGTGTTCAAAAATATAATGGTATGTTTATTGAGAAAAAATATTTACCAATTATGAACCCTAATATTGTTGTATTTAAGCCACAACTTGAAGACGATATTATTAGAGCTTTTAATCAAATACCAAAACTACTTAGTGGCGAAGATATTGGTAAGCAACAAGACAAAGACTATTGTTTTATAGAAACTGAAGAACAGTTCAATCAGTATAAAGAGGAAATGTTTGATGCTAAAACTCTTGTAGTAGACATAGAAACAACTTCAGTATCTCCTCATACAGGTACAATTTTAGGTATAGCTATATCTACTAGACCTCATCAAGGTTTATATGTATCTATTGATATAGTAAATAAACATAAACAGTGGTTTCATGATCTGTTTTATGAGAGAAATTGTATATTCCATAATTCAAAGTTTGATACAAACTATATGGAAACTGAGTTAGGATTTGAATTTCCAGAATATGAAGACACTATGCTTCTTCACTATTGTTTAGAAGAAGCGGTTGGTACACACGGTCTTAAACCTCTTGCTCTACGCTTTACAGATCTTGGAGATTATGAACGTGAATTAGATGATTATAAAAAGTCTTGGGCACGTAAAAATAAAGTTAAACTTGCAGACTTTAACTACGGAATGCTACCAAGTGATATTCTTGCTCCTTATGCTTGTAAAGATGCCGACGCTACGTTTCAACTCTACGGAAAATTCAAACCTTTAGTAGATAATAGTGAAGAGTTTTCAAAACTTTATAAAGAGATACTTTTACCCGCAACTCATGCAATGAAGCAACTTGAAAAGAATGGTGGACCTATCGATATTGATCAAGTTAATTGGCTTTCAGAACAGTATCAAATTGACGTAGAAGAATGTTTAGAAGAGATAAACAATCACGAAGCTGTACAACGTTTTGAGCGTATTTATGAAAAAACCTTTAATCCTAATTCTACAGCACAGCTAAGAGATTTATTCTTTTCAATAATAGGTCTTAAACCTACTAAAAAGACAGATACAGGTGCATATTCTGTAGACAAAGAAGTATTACAGAATCTAAACCACCCTCTTTCTGAAGCTGTCTTAGAATTAAGAGAAAAAACTAAAATGGCTGGAACTTATATTTCCAACATTAGAAATGGAGTAGATCGAGATGGAAGACTTCGTAGCGGTTTTAATGTTCATGGTACCACTTCTGGTCGTCTTAGCAGTAGTGGTAATCTTAATTATCAAAATATTCCAAGAGACAACAAAGACATAAAAAAGCTATTTAAGGCAAGACCAGGATATAAAATCATACAATGTGACCTCGGAACTGCAGAGGTGTATTATGCAGCTATGTTAAGTGGAGACCAGTTTCTACAAAAAGCTTTTATCGATAAGTTAGACTTTCACTCTTATGTAGCAAAACAAATGTTTAATCTTCCTGTAGAAGTTAGTGAGGTAAAAAAGCAATATGCTGCTCAACGTCAATACGCAAAAGCTATTACCTTTGGTATTATGTATCAAGCAGGCCCGGCTAAAATTGCTGAAACTGTAAATAAAGATGCAAAACCAGGTGAAGAAATAAGTTCTGCTCAGTCGAAGCAGTTTATTCAAAAGTATTTTAACGAAGCAAGATCACTTAAAAAGTTTATTGAGGCATCTAATCAACAGATAGAAAACTATGCATACATATACTCATTCTTTGGTAGAAAGCGTAGGCTGCCAGAAGCAAAATCACCTAATCGTGGAGTGTCACAACACGCAATTAGATCTGGAGTTAACTTTTTAGTGCAGTCTGTTGCTTCTGATATTAATATTCTTGGAGTAGTTGACCTTATTAAGTGGATTGCTGATAAAGGTTATCAAAAAGATATTCTTCCTTTTACTGTCGTCCATGACTCAATTGTTTCCGAGGTTAGAGAAGATCTAGTTGATGAATATATCGAGAATGCACGTGAGTGTATTCAAAGAGATCGTGGTTTATCTATCCCTGGTTGCCCGATAAAGGTTGATTTTGAAGTTGGCCCAAGTTGGGGGGACTTAACAGAATTATGAGATGGTATGATTACATAGTTTGTTTATTTACTGCATATTCTATGACTTTAGCTTTTATAACTACAGATTTACTGTATTTAATTATTACATATTTTAGCTTTTCTTTTTATGCGGGATATAGAAGAGAAGCTAATGAAATATAATCCCAAATTTAAACTTAATCCTGATGATATAGATTTGATTGAAAAGTCGTTAAGGGTTATGATGCAATACGGTAATAAAGAAGAGTGTAGAGAGCTTCTTGCTAAAATACACCATCAGAAAATATGGTATAGACCAAAAGGTGAAATATACGTAAGTGGCTAAATATGCTAAAGTTCAATTTCCCTTTTTTGGTCTTAATAAGAAACCACACTTAATAAAGTATGATTTACAAAAGATTTCAATACAACGTAATTATCGTAGTCACTTAGAAACTGTAGATGATAAATCCTTAAAGGGTGACTATTTTGCCCGTCTCGCAAGCCTTGAACATCGTGTCCATTTTGATGTAACTTGTAAAAACATTCAAGAACTAGTATACGCAGGACCAAAATGGGGTATGGATTTTCAAGCTCAACCATATGATCTTTCTCGTCAAGAAGTTGTAGCTGCCTATAACAATAAAGTAGTAAAAGTAAGAAATAATAATGTATGGATAAAAGATGTATCTTATCCTTTTACTATACCTACTAATGAGACTTTAGTAATTACTGAAGATATTTATGCCACACTCGTAAAAATTGGTTATGAGTGGTATTTGAAAGAGTTTATGTTTGAACCAAAAGATATAACATACATGATGATATGAAAAAAGCAAAAGTTAAAAAGATAGTAATATCTGATAAAATATATATCTATAAAGAAGGGGTAGAAGATGCAGATAAACTTATACAACTATATACCTACGACAATGGAGATGATTTTTTATCCACCATCTCAGAAGACGAAGAACACTATATCGTACCGTCAAATTCTTACCACAAACTTGAATGGGAAGAAATCGAAGACCAAAGGAACTTTCAGCAAACTGACTCAGATTTAAATTTTATAGGTGAATTAAGGTGGGAACAATCAGAAGTAGTAGATAAGTTCTTTTCTCGTGGGAGAGCACGATCTGGGATACTTCAGGCACCTTGTGGTTGGGGTAAAACGTTTACAGGTTGTGAAATTATATCTCGTAATAAAACTAAAACGCTAGTGTTAGTTCATACAAAACTACTATTTAGGCAGTGGATTGAGGAGCTTGAGCGGCAGATTCCAGGAGTCAAGATAGGTAGAATAGGTGATAGCTTGTTTGATATACAAGATATCACTGTTGGTATCTATAAATCAGTCTATAATCGTAGAGACGAACTTTCAGAAAAGTTTTCTATGATTCTTGTAGATGAAGCACATTTATGTCCTGCAGAAATGTTTTCAACCGCGCTTAATTCTATAAATGCAAAAATTAAAATAGGAATTAGCGCTACTCCTCGTAGAAAAGATGGAAAGCATGTTTTCTTAGCAGATTATTTTTCTCCTTTTATGGTAGAGGCGCGTGACCCTCGGCAACTACAAGATCCTGTTGTATTAGTTAAGCGCACAGATTTTAGGTTTCCTGTCATAGATCCAAAACGAGACTGGTCGCGCCAGCTTAACAAACTTTGCAGTAATCAAAAGTACTTGGAAGCTATCGCTAATTTTGCAAAAAGCCAAATAGTCACCGGTCGTTGTCCTCTTATACTCGGAGAACGAGTGCAAATGTTAAAAGACTTACAAACACTCATACCAGAAAGTGTATGCTTAATAGGAGAATCAGATGAATCAACTAGAGAAGACGTTCTTCAAAATGTTGGAGGAAAATACAAGTGTGTTCTCTCAACCAGGCTCTTTGATGAGGGTATATCTTGTCATAGGTTGGATACTCTTTACCTTACTTGCCCTTCTAATAACCCTATTAAATTAGAACAACGTATAGGTAGAATTATCAGAGAACATGAAGACAAGCAAGTACCTATGATCGTAGACTGGTGGTTATCAGGAGGAATAGTTGCTCGTCAACAAAAAAGTAGACTTGAATGGTTTAAGAAACGTGGATATTACATACTCTAGTAAGTATACAAGGCTAAGTTCAGAGGAAGTTGAGAGCTTATACCAATTTATAAAATTAACTTCTGGAGACGCACTAGAGTTAGGCAGATTGTATGGAGGATCTACAAAAATTATACTACAGGGATTAGGTAAAAATCAAACTTTAACAAGTGTTGATCTTTATAATAAACCTTTAAAAGCTTTTAGTAGACATGAAGAATATTTATTAGATAAACTATTTATTATAACAGGAGACTCTAATACAATAAAATTAGGTAAAAAGTTTGAGACAGTTTTTATCGACACTAATCACTCTTATCAAAATTTGTCTTTAGACTTAAAAAACTGCTGGAAGCATGTTGATAAATATTTCTTATTTCATGATTATAGAAAACCTACATATGAAGCTGAAGGTGTTAAAAAAGTAGTTGACTACTTAATTAATAGTAAAAAGCTAAAACTTATTAGTCTAACACAAACACTTATAATAACAGAGAAAAATGCAGAAAACTTATTTTAATCTTAGCGAAATACGAAAAAAAGCAAGACAAGATCAGGCTGCTATATTAATCTTGACACTTGCTCAAACAAAATTGTATAATCCTTATACAACTACAGGTTTAATGAAGTCTCTTAAAATCAATCATGTTCCACCTTTTTTATTAATAAACGGAACACTTGAGCAAAGAAGAACATTAAAATGTAACTACAAGACACGAGAGCCAATGAGTTATTTTAAAAATCCCTGGTTCTTAACTCAAAATGTTAGTACAAAAGATAAAATTGATTATTTACAACTGCTTTCTATGAGAAGGATTAGTGAAGACGTAGACTACATACCGCAAGACTATGTTGCAGCTCAAATCACTAATCCGTTTATAGAATGTAAAGATGATAAAATATATTTTACACAAGAGTCCTCGGTTTCGAGGAAATCCTACACTTAAGAACCAACGTTCAACAAAGGAGAAACACTATGGTCTCATGGGATCAAGCCAAAGGTAAACAAGCCTCTGGAAACGGGAACAAACTAAGAGAAATTGAAAGACTATCTTTAGGTATCGGAGATACAAAAGTAAGATTGGTCGGAGAAGTTATGCCTAGATATTGTTATTGGGTAGTAACTACAGAAGGCAAAAAAATGCCTGTTGAGTGTCTACAATTTAACAGACAAACTGAATCATTTGATAATTCAGCACAAGACCCGTTCAAAGAAATTGATGAAGCAATTTTTGCGGATAAACCTCAATTCTCATACGTATGTAATGTAATAGATAGAGCTGATGGAAAAATAAAACTATTTGATCTACGTTCAACAATATACTCTCAAATTGTAGATTATGCTACAAATCCTGATTATGGTAACCCTGCAGGAGATGATGACGGTTATGACATTACTATTAAAAAAGAAAAGACAGGACCTCTTCCACAAAACGTAAAATATTCTTGCCTTCCTGCACGCAATAATTCACCTCTAAAAGATGACGAAAAAGCTCTAGAACTTTACGATCTAAGCAAAATCTATAAGCGTCAAACATATGAAGAGCAAAAAGAGTGGTTAATGAAAAACACATCTTACTTTGCTGGAGATGTCTCTGATGAGTTCAAACCAGCAGAAGATGTGGATGATTTGGCATGAAGAAAACTCTCTCAGAACTAGCATCTGCAAACTCAGAAACTAAAACTTCTGAAAATAAGTTTGGTGCGTTTAAATCAGTAGAGGGAGACAAAGCAGTCATTGATCTTAATGAGTTAAGAAAGCATAACGTATTTTTTGCAACGCCGTGTTATGGTGGAGTACTTACTGATCAATACTTTTTAAGCATGTTTAGAATGTCACAAGCATTTATGCAGCATGGAATCAACTTTAGGATTACAACGCTACGTAATGAGTCTCTCATAACTCGTGCTAGAAATATACTAACAGCTATGTTTTTAGAAAGTGAGTGTACACATTTAATGTTTATTGATGCTGATATCGAGTTTCAAGCAGAAGATGTAATGAGAGCACTTGCATATGATAAAGATATCATGGCTGCTGCTTACCCTAAAAAAGCACTCCCAATACAGTACGCTATAAACTTTAAGTTTCTTAATCCAGACACTAAACAAATTCGTGTTGAAAATGGAGCAATTGAAGTTCTTGATGCATCAACAGGTTTCTTTTTAATTAAAAGAAAAGTAATCGAAAAAATGATGCAAGCACATCCAGATCTTCATTATCGTAATGATTCTAATATAGATCCAAAGTTTAATAAATACTGTTATGCATTATTTGATACTATTTTAGATCCTGATGATAATCGTTATCTTTCAGAAGACTATACTTTCTGTAGAAGATGGCAAAAACTTGGGGGAGAAATATGGTTAGATCCTAATACTAAACTTAACCACGTTGGAGCATACACCTTTGAAGGTGATGTTTCTAAAATAATAAATCGTGGTTAAAGTTGTTAAATTAGAATATAACAACCCTGCATTTCAAGCAGAGGTTGAGTGGGATATAACTCAGCGTTGTAACTATAATTGTAGTTATTGTGCAAGTTATAGCACCACTCAACCTTTTTATTTTAGACCTTTAGAAGAGTATATATCTTCTTTTGAGTATTTAAGATCTTATTTTGGAAATAAAAGAATAAGATTAACTTTTTTAGGGGGCGAGCCTACTCTATATAAGCTATGGCCTGAGTTAATTAATTGGTTACATGAAAATAATTTTGTGCCGCACCTAACAACTAATTTATCTGTTCCTGTTGAAAGATATATCCATAGATTAGCTAATATCACACCCTTCATATCAGCAAGTTTTCACCCAGAATACGCAGATAAGACAGAGTTTATAAGAAACATTATAGCACTGAAACATAAAAACTTACTAGTAGGCGTTAATGTATTAGGTCTTAAAGAAAGTTGGGATTACTGTGTACAAGTTTTTAATGAATTAAATAAAATTACACACACAGGAATGACTAGAATAAAAAATGAATTTACAAATACTCTTAGTATTGCAAATGATTTCATAGAATACACAAGTGATCAAGAAAAATATTTTAGTAAAAAAGATCAAACAGATGAGTTTATGACCGTAACTCTTGATAATGAAGAAATAATACATCCATCAATTAATGCTATAAGATCTTCAAGCATGAGAAACTTTAAAGGTATGAATTGTGAAATAGGGCAAACGAGGATTCATATCAAGCCTAATGGGGATGTCTATCCTAGTGCTTGTATGTTAAACTATCCTAAAGCTGTCATGGGAAATATTTATAAAAAGAATATAAAGAAAGTAACTAAAGAAGTTATATGTCCTTACGTAATGTGCGCCTGCGGTCCTGATATAAGAATAAAAAAGACACAAATATGACGTACTACTAAAACTGCGGAACTACGTTCCACGCTGCGGCACTCCGTGCCGGCGCTAACAAACATATGTTCAAGCCTTGTTCAATAGCTATTCACCTACGGTGTAACTCTGTTCACTAGCTACAAACTAAATTAGCATACTTTTTGGAAAGGTGCAATGAGTAAAATTTCACTATCAGAGATATACAATAACGGATTGAATAAAGAAATAGCTGGAAATAATGATAAAGGCTCTATTCATTCTTACATCATGATATATGAAAAACTGCTATCTAGCTATCGCAGCTGTGCTTCAAAGTTTTTAGAAATTGGAGTAGCACAAGGCTATTCACTTCGTATGTGGAATGAGTATTTTAATGATCGATGTGAAGTAAAAGGAATTGATATCTCTAAAGCAAAGTTATGCGATAACTCTTTAGATGTAACTTTAGGAGACTCAAAAGATGCTATTTTGTGGCTTGATTGGGATAATTTTGATGTTATTATAGACGATGGAGATCATAATTCAGAAGCACAAATGCAGACAGCTGAGATCTGGTTGCCTAAGATTACTGATACAGGAATTTATATAATTGAAGATGTTTCTTATTTGCATACCGATCTTTTAAAACAACTAATCGCTAAAACTGGTAAAACAGATTGGACGGTTGACGTATTTGACATGAGAGAACTAAAAAGTAGAGCTGACAACGTGATGGTGGTAATAACTAAAAATGGTGTGAGTTATGAAAATTGAAGCATGAAAACAATAAGCTTAATACAACCTAATTTTCAAATGAACAAATTCGGTACTAGATTTTTCATTCCCTATTCTGCTGGAACAATTTGGGCATATCTAAAGAGCAACACTAGCGACGTTGAACTAAACCGTTTAGTTTTTATGCGTGAGCCGCTAGAAGAGTTAGCACAAACAATATGTAACGATACCTTAGTAGGTTTTTCATCCTATATCTGGAATCGTGAATACAATCTTGCTTTAGCTAAAAGGCTAAAAGAACTCAATCCTAATATTATTATAGTCTTTGGAGGTCCAGAGATGGAAATTTTAGACTTTGAGTTTTTTAGTAAATTTCCAATGATCGATATTCATGTGCTTAATGAGGGTGAGCTTACATTTAACGCGATATTAAACAATATAGATAATTGGGATGAAGTACCAAATATTATATATAATAGTAAGGGTAAAACTATTGCAACAAAAGCAGCCTCCAGAATTATGAATTTAGAGCAGATCCCATCACCTTATTTAACTGGAGTATTTGATGATATTTTGAAAAAATACCCTGAGTATACTTTTGCTGCTGTTTTAGAAACTAATCGTGGTTGCCCGTATCAATGCACCTTTTGTGATTGGGGATCTCTCACATACAGTAAAATAAGAAAGTTTCCACTTGAACGTGTATTTGCAGAACTTGAGTGGATATTTAATACTAGAAAAATAGATGAAATTGCACTAGCTGATGCTAACTTTGGTATATTTGTAGATCGTGATGAACAAATTGTAGATAAATTTATAGAAGAATATCAAAAATCAAATCATAATATAGAATGGAAAGCTTCCTATGCTAAAAATCAAAACATTGCTGTCGTAAAAATGATGAAAAAATTAGCTGATAAAACAGATGCAGCTAAGAATTTGGGTGTGTCCCTGCAGACACTTACAGAAAATGTTTTATCTGATATAAAAAGAAAAAACCTTCATACAAATAAAATAAAAGAAATTTACGAAATAGCAAAAAGCAGTGATATGAACATTGTTGTTGAATTAATACTAGGACTACCCTCAGAAACACTAGAAAGCTTTAAACAAAGTTATTATGATCTATTTGATATCTCTCCTGAGATAACAATACAACAACACACTCTTGCAGGTTTAAATAATGCAGAGCTTACATTAACAGGCCAAGGAGGAGTTAAATGGTCTGTGCAAGACTATGTTATAAACGAAGACTATGAAGGTGTAAGAGAAAAAATAAAAATAGTACATAGTACTGATACAATGACTAATGACGATATTATCAAAGCTAATATATTTGCTAATATGATGATAGCTTTTCATTTTGGTGGGGTATCTAATATAGTATCAATCTATGCAAACAAACAAGGCATATCATACGCACAGTTTTATAATGGATTTTATAAGTTTTTAGAAACTGATAATTATATTTCTAAATATAATAAAGAAGTAAAAAGTTGGTATAAGCTGTGGTATAAAACAGGAAAATGTCATCACAATCCTGTGCAAGAAGTGCTATTTGGATCAAACAATGATAAATATCATCTTTTAATAAAAATGCATTTTGAAGATCTTATAGATTACTTACTAAACTTAGTACAACAATATATAAAGTTTTTAGGCATCTATAACAAAGATATTATGAATATACAAAAATTAATACCAATTAGGTTTAAAAAACAAAACGATTATCCTATTAATTTAAAGTATAATAATAAAAATATTAATATATATAAACTAAATAGCTCTGAAACTAATTTATTTTATTTTTTAAAAAATCTATACTTTGAAAGAGATGACTCTTTTGGAGTAGCAAAAGTAAAAGGACTTGAAGAATATCTATGACAAAAATACTATGTTCAGCCGACTGGCACATAATACTACATAAAAAGAAAGTTCCGTATGATTGGCAAGTTTCTAGATTTAAAGAGATGTTTCGGAAACTCATTGCTCTTGAACAGCGTTGTGATGTACACATTATTGCTGGGGACATATTTGATAAAAAACCAGAACCAGATGAAATCTGTCTGTTTTTAAGCTATATCAACTCAGTCACAATTCCAACCTACATCATTCCTGGAAACCATGAAGCAACTAAGAAAGGAGAGTCGTTTTTTGAATACTTTACGCAAGAAAATGCAATCAAAAATGAAAATGTACGCGTCTTCACTAGAAATGGAAATGCACGCGTTGGTAGCGCAAATTTTTGCTTCTTCCCATATGGCGAAATGCAAAAAGATAATGTCCCGCCTTATGTTGGAGGCGAGATTCTTGTTACCCATATTCGTGGAGAGGTCAAGCCGCACATTACGCCAGAGTTTGATTTTGAGAGACTTAAAAGCTGGAAACTCATACTGTTGGGCGACTTGCATTTTAACCATCGTTACGGTGATACAAATGCTTATTATCCTGGTTCTCCTTTAAACACAACATTTGACAGGGATGAAACTCGTCAATATGGAGTAGATATTTATGACTATATAGACGATAGCAACTACTCTCGTGAGTTTTACGATCTTGATTTACCAAAACTTATCAGACGTAAAATTGGAGTGGGAGAAGAAATGAAGTCTGATCCTCGGCATCACGTAGTTTATGAGGTAGCTGGATCGCTAGATCAACTAGCTAAGATTGAAAATTCTGAACTACTAGATAAAAAGATGGTAGAAAAACCACAAGAAGACAGCACACTAGATCTCAAAAATAAAACACTGCATGAAGAGCTTGAGATATATCTTAACCACATAAAAGTATCAGATATAGACACCGTTCTTAATGAGTTTAAATCTTTAAATGTCAGTTGATCTTTCATTAAATCGTGTATATTGGCAATACATTCAAAATAAAACATATCTACGTCCAAAACTTGACTATCTATGTTCAGCCATGATTCCTTCTATTGGTGTAAAAGCAACTGTTCCTATGTATTATCGCAGAAGTAATACGATTAAAGAAGATCTAGTATCGCTAGTAAAAAAGTTTGTAGAACGTTATCCTGACAATCGATATGTTATTTCACTAAGCGGTGGAATAGATTCAGAAGTAACAGCTGAAACTTTCTATGAACTTGGTATACCATTCAGAGTACTAACTCTTAAGCTTTTTGAAGGATCTAATTATCACGATATTATGTGGTCTGTAAAATACTGTAAACAGCGTAAACTAAAACAAAAGATCATTAATTTATCTATAGATAAAATGCTTCAAGAGACTATACCAGAAGGTGTGCAGCACGGACAGTTCACTCATTCATATTCTCAAATTGCGCTTACTGAACTTTTTAATCATGTAGATGAAGATGAAATATTAATCAACTCAGGTCACAATCCAGATTTTCATACGGAAATAGGTATCGGATGGTGGGAAGACTCACCTAATATAGTAAAGTATGCTATAGCTAAAAAACACAAATTCTTTACTTTTACCTCTCTTGAACCTGTATTTTGTCACTACGCTGCTAACTATGATAAAAATCAACCAGGAGACAAAGATAATGAGTTTTTATATAAAAGTTTTCCAACTCTAGAGCGTAGAGAAAAGCTAACAGGCTGGGAACATAATAAAAACGTAATTGGACTATTACAAGATAGAATAAGATCTTGTGCAGCATACAAACATCAATCATTTATAACATGGGAAACATTCACTCTCGCTTATATGAGAAAAGTTTTTGTTCAAAAAGGATTACAAGGAAAATACTATGAGTAATATCACACTTTCAAATTTGCAATTTTCAAATATGTTTTCATATGGAAAAGAAAATTCACTTGATTTAAATAACTCAAGAATAACTCAGCTTACGGCTCCGAACGGTAGTGGTAAGTCATCTATTGCAATGATTATACAAGAGATATTATTTAATAAAAATGTTAAAGGAATTAAAAAAACAGATATCCTGAACAGATGGAGTAAAGATAAGCAATGGACTGGATTTTTAGAATTTGACATTGATGGAGCTAGTTACTCTGTTTCTGTACAGAGAAGCGGCGCTTCAACAAAAGTTCAATTGTTCAAAGCAGGTATTGATATCTCAGATCATAAGGTTTTAGATACTTATAAAAAGATTCAAGAGCTATTAGGACTAAACTTTGAAATTTTTTCTCAACTGACATATCAATCATCAGTAGATCTATTAGAGTTTTTAAAGGCAACAGATACTAATCGCAAAAAGTTTTTAATTAACTTATTCAATTTAGAAAAGTATATAACAATTGGTGATAAAATTAAAGTTCAAGCACAATCTATTGATAAAGAATTTAATATTCAAAAAGGAGAGCTAAAATCTGTTGATGACTTTTTAAACTCTACTGTTATCCCAGAGAAAAAAGATTTTGCAAAAGTTGTAGAAATAGACCCCTCAATTCAACAGCGGATCGGAGTTCTAGAGCAAGAAGTTAAAAACTATAAACAAACTTGCATGAAGATTGATAAAAATAATATGTATAAAGATGAAATAGCACAACTTACTTTTCATTCTGGTATGAAAAAACCTGAAGAGTTTAAATATTATGATGAATACCAAACTCTCAAAAGTGACTTAATAGTTTTAAGATCACAGATTGAGGCAGACAAAAAAAGTTTAGATGATATAGACTTAACTGATGTCTGTCCCTCTTGTGGTCAACAAATGGATGTATCTCACTTAGAAAAGCTAAAAGAAGAGCTGTCTGAAAAGATACAAAAGTCTCAAGAAACGTATGATACAGCTATGATCAAAGCTTCTAAGTGGAGTTCTGAAATAACTGCTATCAATAATGAGTTAAAAATATTTACACAGAACGAAGAAACAATCAAAAAATTTGAACAACTATCACAGCTTTTTGATAAATCTATTTCTTCAGAATATCCAAATATTGATCAGATTAATGCAGAGCTAGATGATTTAAATAACATATATCTAAAACAGATTAAAAAGGCCGAAGAAGATAATCGATATAATGAATCTATTGCTGCACACAATGCAAAGGTTGACGCTCTAACTGAACAAAAAAATGAATTTTTAATTAGACAGAAAAGTCTAAAAGATAGTATATTATCTAAATCAAATAAGATAAATTCTTTAAATATTCTTAAAAAAGCTTTTTCTACCTCTGGAATTGTGGCTTTTAAATTAGAGAATTTAACTAAAGAATTAGAAGTTTCTATAAATTATTACTTATCTTTATTGAGTGATGGTCAATTTCAAGTAGAGTTTGCTCTTGATAAAGAAAAGTTAAATATCTCCGTTATCAATAACGGTATTAGCACTCCTATCGAAACTGTATCAGGCGGTGAATTCAGTAGGATACAAACTTCTATACTTTTAGCTATAAGATCACTACTTTCAAAATTAGGTGGAAGTAGCATAAATCTTTTATTCTTAGATGAGATTACTGGTGTATTAGATGACGAAGGTAAAGATAAGTTAATTGAAGTTTTACAAAGCGAACATGACTTAAATGTATTCTTAATTTCTCATGACTTTACACATCCATTAATCGATAAAATATCTATTGTTAAAAATGACAATATAAGCTCAATTCAGTAAGGCACAAATATGATTCAAGTAACTAAAAGAGATGGCTCTTCAGAGCCAATAACTATTGATAAGCTACACAAAGTAGTATCTTATGCTTGTGATGGTATTGCGGGGGTTTCCGCTAGTGAGGTAGAAATACACTCTCAAATACAATTTTTTGACGGTATTAAGTCTGCCGATGTACAAGAAACACTTATCAAGTCAGCTGCAGATCTAATATCAGAACAAACTCCTAATTATCAATGGGTTGCTGGTAGACTTATTAACTACCATCTTCGTAAAATGGTTTACGGGCAATTTGAGCCTTGGCACTTATCAGATTTAATAAACTTTAATGTTGAAGCAGGATTTTATGACTCTGAAATTTTAAATTCCTATAGCAAAAAGGAATTAGAAAAACTTAATTCATATATTAAGCATCAAAGAGACGACACATTAACATATGCAGCTATGGAGCAGTTTAGAGGTAAATACTTAGTTCAAAATCGTGTTACTAAGCAGATCTATGAAACTCCTCAAATGGCCTACATGCTTATAGCTATGACCTTATTCCAAGCCTACCCAAAAGAGAGTAGGCTAAAATGGGTAAAGGATTACTATGATGCAATTAGCACTTTTGATATATCTCTACCTACTCCTGTTATGGCGGGTGTACGAACTCCACAGAGACAATTTAGTTCCTGTGTCCTTATTGAAACAGATGACTCTTTGGACTCTATTAATGCTACCACTAGTTCTATTGTTAAGTATGTAAGCCAAAAAGCGGGTATCGGTATTGGTGCAGGAAGTATAAGAGCGCTTGGGTCCCCTATAAGAAGTGGTGATGCATATCATACTGGAGTTATTCCCTTTTATAAACTATTTCAATCAGCTACCAGATCATGCTCTCAAGGCGGTGTGCGTAATGGTGCTGCTACACTATACTACCCTATATGGCATTTAGAAGTAGAAGATTTACTTGTTCTTAAAAATAATAAAGGCACAGAAGACAATCGTGTTAGGCATATAGACTATGGGGTACAATTTAATAAGCTTATGTATGAAAGATTACTAGAAGGAGGAGATATAACACTATTTTCTCCAAGTGACGTTCCAGGACTGTATACATCTTTTTTCAATGATTATACACGTTTTAAAATGCTGTATGAAAGAGCAGAGAAAAATACTGATATCCGTAAAAAAACAATAAAAGCTATAGATCTATTCTCACAATTTATGGAAGAGCGTAAAAACACAGGTCGTATTTATCTTATGAACGTTGATCACGCCAATTCACACAGTAGTTTTGATGAGACCATAGCCCTAGTAAAACAGTCAAATTTATGTTGTGAAATAGACTTACCTACAAAACCTCTTAATGATTTTAATGATGAAGAGGGTGAAATAGCTCTTTGTACTCTCTCAGCAATCAATTGGGGAAATATTAAAAGTCCTGACGACTTTCAAAAACCTTGTGAATTAGCTGTTAGAGGACTTGACGCTCTTTTAGATTATCAAAACTACCCTGTTAAAGCAGCTGAGCGCGCCACAATGTATAGAAGACCGATAGGTGTTGGTATAATAAATTTAGCGTACTGGTTAGCAAAGAATGATACAACATATCAAGATCCTAATTTAGAATTAGTTGATGAGTATGCAGAAGCTTGGAGCTACTATTTAATAAAAGCCTCAGTCGATCTAGCAAAAGAGCAAAAAGCTTGTATAGGGACTCACGAAACTAAGTACTCAAAAGGTATTACTCCTAACATGACTTATAAAACTGATTTAGATGAGTTAATACCTCATGTTGAAAGACTTGATTGGGATGACTTAAGAAAAGATCTACAAGAATATGGCATAAGAAACTCTACTCTTATGGCGCTAATGCCCGCAGAAACTTCAGCACAAATTAGTAACGCAACAAATGGTATAGAACCTCCTAGATCTTTTGTATCCATAAAACAATCTAAAGACGGAGTGCTAAAACAAGTAGTTCCTGGTATTCATAAACTACGTAATAAGTATGATTTACTATGGGATCAAAAGTCTCCTCAAGGATATCTTAAAATATGTGCAGTGTTACAGAAATATATTGATCAAGGTATATCTGTTAACACGTCATACAATCCTACATTTTTTGAAGATGAAAAGATTCCTATGAGTACAATGATTCAAGACTTACTAATGTTCTATAAGTTTGGAGGTAAACAGCTTTACTATTTTAACACTTTTGATGGTCAAGGTGAAATTGATTTAAATAAGATGAATGGTATAGACAAGACAAGAGATGAATTTGAAACAGAAGAAGAATATGAAGAGTACTGTGAAAGCTGTGTTCTATAAAGGAAATTAAAATGAGTGTATTAAATACAAATAAAAATGACCATACAAAAGCAAAGATGTTTTTAGACGCTGAACAATTAGGTATGCAGCGTTTTGACACATTAAAATATCGAGCCTTTGACAAACTAACAGATAAACAACTCGGTTTCTTTTGGAGGCCTGAAGAAATAGATATACTTAGAGATGCTTCAGACTTTAAAAACTTATCAGAGCACGAACAACATATCTTTACATCTAATCTAAAAAGACAAATTGTACTTGACTCTGTACAAGGTAGATCTCCTAATTTAGCTTTTCTCCCTCTCGTAACAATACCAGAATTAGAAACTTGGATTGAGACATGGGCGTTTTCAGAAACAATTCATTCTCGTTCTTATACACATATTATTCGTAATATCTATTCTAACCCCTCAAAAATATTTGATGAGCTGATGGATATCGAAGAAATAGTAGATTGTGCAGAATCTATTTCTAAACACTATGACGAACTGCTGGAACTTACTCAATGGTATCAACTATTTGGAGAAGGAAGTCATAAAGTTGTATCAGAAGGAGGCACTCATCTTACAGATGGGCAAGCTGAACTTGTAGACATTAGACAGCATAAAAAGAAAGTTGATTTGTACGAACTGAAGAAACAACTTTATCTTTGTATTGCTAGTGTAAATATTCTTGAAGGTGTCCGTTTCTATGTGTCGTTTGCTTGTTCATGGGCGTTTGCAGAACTTAAAAAGATGGAAGGTAACGCTAAAATTATCAAACTTATCGCTAGAGATGAAAATGTACACCTTGGATCTACTCAACAAATACTTAAACTTTTACCTCAAGATGACCCAGACTATATTAAGATAGCTAAAGAATGTGAACAAGACGTTGTTGACATGTTTATAGAAGCGGTCGATCAAGAAAAAGCATGGGCTGACTATCTTTTTAAAGATGGCTCTATGATTGGGTTGAATGCTCAATTATTACATGATTATATTGAATGGATTGCTAATAAACGCATTACAGCAATTGGTATTAAATCACCATTTAAAGTACCTAGAGCTAACCCTCTTCCTTGGACACAAAAATGGATAAGTGGTGCAGAAGTACAAGTAGCACCGCAAGAAACAGAGATCTCTAGTTATATAATTGGAGGCACTAAACAAGACGTAACACAAGACACATTTAAAGGATTTTCACTGTGATTGATTTAAATAAATATAAAGACTTTGTAAAAGAGGTAACTTCTAATGAATCTAATTTCACCAGTTTCTTTGGTGATAACCTAGTCAAACTTGAAACAGAGTCTAAGGTTAAAATGGCTCTTCTTTTAACAGGGGCAATCGGTTTATCTTCAGAAGGTGGTGAGTTTAGTGAGATAGTTAAAAAATGTATTTTTCAAGGTAAGCCCCTAAATGACGATACTATATTCCACATGAAACGAGAGCTGGGCGATATTATGTGGTACTGGATTAGCGCATGCAGAGCACTCGATTTAGATCCTAATGAAGTTATAGCTGAGAATGTTAAGAAGCTAGAGTCAAGATACCCTGGCGGGCAATTTGATGTTTTCTATAGCGAGAACAGGCAAGAAGGTGACCTATAATAAAATATATATAGGTTGGGACAGCACTCAAGAATCAGCTTACGAGGTGTTAAAATATTCATTACTGAAAAAAAGTAGTAACATACAGGTCATGCCTATCAAACAGCACCAGCTTAGAACAAGAAATATTTACAATAGGCCTATAGACCCTCTTAGCTCTACCGAATTTACCTTCACTCGATTTTTAGTTCCATACCTACAAAATTACAAAGAATGGGCGCTATTTATGGACTGTGATATGCTACCATTAGTAGATATTAATTTATTATTTAATGAAGTTGATGAAAAGTATGCAGTAATGTGTGCGCAACATGATTATATACCGAATATAAAAATAAAAATGGGTAATAAAGTACAAGAGTATTACCCAAGAAAAAATTGGAGTTCTTTAATCCTTTTTAACTGTAATCACCCAAGCAATAAAAAATTAAATAGAGACTTAGTAAATAACCTTAATCTTTCTGGAAAATTTTTTCATAGATTTGGGTGGTTAAGAGATGAAGAAATTGGAAAAATAAACTATGAATTTAATTGGTTAGTGAACTGGTACAAAGAACCTGAAGATGGTAGCCCTAAGATTCTACATTTTACTGAAGGAGGGCCGTGGCTTAAAGGCTTTGAAAATAAAGAATACTCTGATGTCTGGTTAAAAGAATTTAATTTGTATAGTAAGGATAAGAAATGAATAATGTAATCATATGGTCAAAAGATACCTGTGCCTATTGTGACATGGCTAAGAGACTATTAAATAAAAAAGAGATAGTTTTTGAAGAGAAAAAAATAGGACACGGTTATGAAAAAGAAGATCTATTAAAAGAAGTACCAAATGCACGAACCGTACCTCAAATAATAATTGACGGTAAGGTAATAGGCGGTTATAATGATCTTAATAATTACTTTAACAAAGGAAGTTAATGCCAAACGGAAATGGTAACGGGAAAACCCACTTAAAAAGAGTTAGAATCGATGATTTACTAACATTTCAACCTATAACAGACAATCAAACTTTAACTTATGATGCGTATAAGAATAATAAACATCTCTTACTTCACGGTATAGCAGGTACAGGAAAAACTTTTTTAAGCTTATATCTTGCACTTGAAGATGTTTTAGATCCTTCAACTGTATACGATGATGTTTTTATAGTAAGATCTGTTGTATCAACCAGAGATATAGGGTTCTTACCAGGAGATGAACAAGAAAAAGTTTCTATTTATGAGGCTCCTTACAGATCAATATGTAGAGAACTTTTTGGGTTAAAAGATTCGTATGACTCTTTGAAACAACAAAATAATGTAAAGTTTATGAGCACCTCATTTATAAGAGGAATTACTATAAATAACGCAGTTGTAATAGTTGATGAGTGTCAAAATTTAAATTTTCATGAACTTGATAGTATAATTACACGTATTGGCAAAAACAGCAAGATTATATTCTGTGGTGATTATACTCAGTCAGATTTAACTCGTGAAGTTGATAAACGAGGAATAGTAAACTTTATGAAGATCTTAAAAGAGCTTCCAGAATTTACAACTGTGGAGTTTGGTATTAATGATATTGTAAGAAGTGATTTTTTAAAATCATATATCATAGCTAAGTATAAACTTGGTTACTAAGGAGAAAAAATGTCAGGTAATGTTTGGTCTTGCACCGATTATGAAATTTTAAGGGTAGAACAAAAAAATGATTATACAGAGTATAAAGTCACTCTTCAGAGACTTCCAAAAAGTAGTTATGCACAGTATACTGTATATAATCTGCCTGCAAATGAAGCAGATGAAAATGATGTAATTCAGTTTCCAAGTAATTTATCTGTAGATAGTTTTTTAGCTAATGTTATTCCAAGTGTTAACACTTACCTAGTAGCTATAGACGCAGTGTCTTTCACAACTATTTCATAAGAGGCTAAGATGTTTTTTAAATCAATAAATTTAGAGTATAATTATTCTTTTTTTACTGAACAAGATCATAAAAAAATTGGTAAACGTTCGTGTATCGCTCATCAGCAGACTGACAATCCTAAACTTTATGCAGAATTAGGAGGCATTCCTGATTCTTATAATCTTGAGAACACTACTATATATCAATTATGGTATGATGACAAAGAATTAAAAAAAGATTTAGGAAACAAACTAGGCATAGATGTAGTATCAGTATCAACTATACTACAACCTTGTGGCTCTTCAATACCTATACATACTGATCACTTTTACAAAATTCGCTTAAAATTCCCTAACGATACTCGAACTAAAGTTAGAGTTAACATATTTTTAGAAGACTGGGAACCAGGTCATCACTTGCAGTATAAAATTAATGATGAATGGAAAATAAGTACTCATTGGAAAGCAGGAGAAGGGTTTGCATGGGATAGTACAGTTGAGCATTTATCGGGCAATTCTGGTATGTCCCCTAAACACACATTACAAGTTTCTGGTTTTTTAGTTAATTAATATGGTTGTAAATTACACCAATCTCCCAAAGACACATGATATTCCTCTTGGGGGTGCGAGCAGTATTAACGATCTCTCTACAGTTACTTATAGAGATTTTCTAATATCACAATATTCTAAATCTTATTTTATCCCAAAAAACGCAGAAAAAATAAAAAATGATTTTTTTAAAACTTATATAAATTGGATTTTTACATCTCATAAAATAAAAGGTTTTGAAAAATTTAACAATGCATGTTTTACAAACGGCACCAGAGAATCGTTTGAATACTTTTATTTAAAATATCTTCCAATAAAAAGACTAAGACTAGCTAAAGGAGAATACTTTTTTCACCAAATGATGAAAAGTATCTATAAAGATTATGTCAAATTTGCATGGATCGAGGATGATCCTTTAAAAACTGGAGATTTCCTTTTAATTAGTGTCCCGTTCTCTGATACAGGTAATATTCCAAAAGATCTTGATAACATTCTTAAGACTTGTAATAAACTTGAAATACCTGTTATGCTTGATCTTGCTTACATAAATCTGTCAAAAAATTTAACTTTTAATATCGATTATGAATGCGTTGAGTATGTTACATCTTCTTTATCAAAAGTTTTCCCTTTAGAATTTCATCGAGTAGGTATAAGACTTCAAAAAGAAGTTTCTGATGATCAACTATATGTAGTAAATGAACCTTATCACAATTATATAAATATTTTTAGTGCTAAATTAGGGTTAGAAATGATGAAAAAATTTCCACCAGATTATATATTTAATAAGTATCGAAATAAACAATTACAGTTTTGTAGTAAACTAAATTTAGAGCCCTCAGATTGTGTAATTTTTGGTATTGATCATAATAATAAATTTAAACACCTAAATCGAGGTAATAATACCACAAGACTTTGTTTTTCAAAAATATGGGATAGAAGAATAGAATATGAGCTGTAGTAATGACTGGGACAATTTAAAAGAGATAATTGTTGGAGTAGCAGACTTTGCTAATATACCTATCCCTAATATATCAATATTAAAATGTCAATTTCCTGAGTATGAAGAGTCTTATATAAAACAATTTACAGGTTTTTACCCCCAACAAATTATAGACGAACAGAATGAAGATCTAGAAACTCTAAGCACAACACTAAAAGATTTAGGGGTCATAGTTCATAGACCTAATACACAATACGCAGAAAAAGAAATAATTTCACCTACTTGGAAAGGTGTAAATTGGCACTACCATTGTCCAAGAGATTTGACACTTATAATTGGAAAAAATATTATTGAGACGCCCTCCCCTTTATGGAACCGGCAGTTTGAAACATGGGCGTATAGGGATATTTTTTACAAATTATTTAACGAGGGGTACAACTGGATTAAAAGCCCTACACCTATACTAACTGAAGATAATTATAAAGATGATACAAAAGGAGTACCTTCTTTAAATAATTTTGAAATATTATTTGAAGCTGCTAATTGTGTAAGAGTCAATAATGATATACTTTATCAGGTAAGTAATACAGGTAATTCATTAGGATCAAAATGGTTACAAAGAGTTTTGGGAAAAGAATATAAAGTACATGAAGCTAAAGATTTGTACTCATATGCACACTTAGATAGCACTATAATACCTCTGAGAGAAGGTCTAGTTCTTTATAACGCTTCAAGAGTTACAGAAGAAAATGAGCCTGAAATATTTAAATCATGGGATAAAATATGGATTGACGAGTGTGTATCAAAAAATAAATCACATGATCTACCTTGGGGTGCAAGTGAGTGGATAGGTTTAAACTTACTAAGTATAAATGAAAAACTAGCTATAGTAGATAAAAAACAAATTCAAGTAATTGAAAAACTTAAAAATCAAGGTATTGAAGTAATTCCTCTAGAATTAAGACATGACAGGCTTATCAGCGGAGGATTTCACTGCGTTACTCTTGACTTAAAAAGAATAAAACAGTGAACTTTGTCTTTGATTATTTAAACGGTAATGATCCTATACCTAATGGTGTAGAATCTGGGTTAAGAGACGTATACATCAAGGATAGACATAGATTTACTAAAAGTTCTTATATAAAGTTGCCCGAAATTTTACACTTTTTAAATAATAAAAAATTTTCAAAGCTAGACAAACAAAGTAAGGGAATATACCCTATACAAATTTTTTGGCCTACTCTTATTCATCCTACTATATTAAACTACGTATTTAAAGTATGTCTAAATCCTCTAGCTATTGAAAAAATTAATAAAAAGGAATTAAAACTTGTAGTTTTTATAGATAGAGAACAATTCTATGAAAAAAATTTTTGGGATCTTTATGATTTTTTAAATAGAACTTTTATAGACTTTACAATTTATACACTTTTTAAACCTAAAGTTGAGGATACAATATATCAAAAAAGAGTAAGACAAGCATTTACACTTGAGTATATCTTACATAAAGATAATAATTATTGGTTTGAAAAAAAAGTTACTAATATCAATCTAAATAAAAAATTAAAATTTAATGTATTGGGGTATTCAAGACATCACAACCTTGATTTTAGAGTATTTTTTATAAACACCTTACTCTCTAACAATTTTCATAAAAATGCTTTAATCACGTTTGATTACTCAAAGCAATTTGTGAATGATTTTACAAAAAATTCAAAAATTCTTAAAAAACAGCAAAAACAAATTAAAAACTTTAACATTGATTTGTACGATAATTGCCATCCAATTCATGACATAAAGGATGTTGCTAAACTAACCGACATTTCTTTAGTATTTGGCTCTTACTTGGATAACACTTATTGCGACTGGCCCTTTGTATGCGATAAGGTTTTTAGGCCTATTTCAGTAAAATTGCCTTTTATTTTATTAGGTCAATATCATAGTTTAGAATATCTTAAAAGTTTTGGATATAAAACATTTCACCCCTATATTAATGAATCTTATGATAATATAGAAAACAATGATAAAAGAATGATAGAGGTTTTGAGAGAGTTGTTAAGGGTATTAAATTTGAAAGATCATGATTATAATACTTTAATGAATAATTTAGAACCAATAACTAACCACAATTATAATGTATTCTTAAAAAGAGTTGAGAATGAACAAAACTATTTAGAGTCTTTATGTGATGAATAATAATCATATTTCAAAAACTTACTTTTTTGATAGAATTGAGAACGGTATAGTTATTCCTAATGGCTTAATAAGTAGTAAACTTATTAATATCTATCTAAACGAAAAAATAAGGTATAAAAAGAATTATCACTTACATACACCTATTTACCTTAAAAAACTGTCCTTAAAACATGAAGTTATTACTAATAAAAGTAAAGGACTATATGCGATAGAAATAACAGATTCAAGTTTATTGACTGAGCGCTTTTGTAATTACTTGTTTGAAGAATGTATCTCCCCTCTTGCTAAGAAAAAAATAATCAATAATGATCTCAAACTTTTGATTTATGTATCAATAGAGCAATGTAGAGAGCACGAATTTTATAATCTTTATAATGCCTTATGTAATACGAAATTAGATAACTTTATTATATACAGTCTTTTTTTACCTACTGAGTTTAAAGATAATGATTATATGCAAAAGAGAGTAAAATTAGCACATTTTCATGAGTTATCAATTTATATCAAAAACAATTTACCATGGAGAGGACCCTATGATAAAATAAACTATGATAATCATAAAAATTTAAGAGGTTATGCCTTAGCTTATTCAGAACGTCATAATTATGATTTTAAACTTACTGCTCTATATTATCTTATAAAAAAGCAACTTAATAATTACTGTTTGCTAACTAATAACAAAGATATATCAATCAGATATCTTGTTAATTCGAAAAACTTTAATAAGGTAATTAAAAATAAAGATTTTTTCGCAACTATAAAAGAAAATACCTACTCAAAATTAGCTCATGATGACCTTATGAATTTAGATTTAAATTTAGTGCTTGAATGTGCGTTTGATGATAATAATCATTCATATCCTTTTATTTCAGAAAAAACCTATCGACCTATAGCATTTAAGCAAATCTTTATAATTCTTGGGCAAAAATACTCATTAAAAAAATTAAGAGAAAAAGGTTATAAAACATTTAGCCCTATAATAGATGAAAGTTATGATGATACTGTTGATGAGGATCTTAGATTTAGTAAAGTGTTAAAAGAATTTGAGCGTTTATTAACAATGCCAGAAAAAGAATTTTTAATAATGAAAAAAAATTTAAAAGATATTATAAATTTTAATTATGAGTTATATATAAAAACATCAAAAGAATCAATAGAAGAGTTGTATGGCATTACTATTTGACAATATAGTAA